CCAGTAGAAGTAAATGTAAATGTTGGCGATGAAGGCGTTGAGAAGGATGAGTCACAACTCAAGCTATCAAGCTCAGTAAAGACACAGCTAAAGGTTGCCTTGGCTGAAATGAATGAAGCTGCTGACGAGCTAGCAATGATTGCAGAAACATACGAAGGTGCAGATCGCCTATCAGGTGCAAATAGAAGAGAACTCGACAATATCGCCTCTGAATCACTAAGAGTAGCTGCATCACTTATTGGACGCTCTGGCGCACTTACAAAGGTTGCAAGAACACTTTCTACAACCCTAACCAAGGTTGCAAAGGTAGCTTACGCAGAAGCTGAAATGCACATGGATCATGATATGATGAACGACGCAGAAGATGATGTTGATCACGCAGAAGATGAGGCTGATTACGCAGCTGATTTCATGAGTGACATGAGCGATATGGCAGATGATGAATCAGTAGAGGAAGATGATGGTGTAGATCACCTTATAGCAACTGCACTCGATCTTCGTCGCGCAAGAAGAGAGCAACTTGTCGTTGAAGCTGCCAAGAAATCAAAAAAGATGGACGAGAGAATGGAGAAGATGAGAGCAGCAAAGAAAGACGAAAAGAAGTCTGATCCAAAGGCTGCCAAGAAATCAAAGAAGGAAGAAGAGGAAGAGGAAATGAAGGGCAAGAAGCCAGCAAAGAAAGCTTCTGATACATCTTCAATCTCAAAATCCGCAGCACTTCGTGATATGGTACATGATGCATTCCAGACAAAGAAGGCCGAAGACGAGAAGGACTCATACAAAGTTAAGCTTCGTAGAGCATACGATGTTGCAATCGACATGCAGAAGAAGGGATTACTTCCAATGAGCAAGACTGCTCTTGACAAGCAGGTTGACGACATAATGGACTTTGATGACAGAGCATTTGAAGCATTCAAGAGATCTGTTGCATCTGCTCGTCCAGTTGAGTCAGTAAAAATTGCAAGAGACCTTGGTGGCATCAATGTTGGTGTAGAATCAACATCAGATCAACCATCAGCAAAATCAACCGCAGAACTTTTAAGCATGCTTTGGGGCTAAGGAGTAAAAAATGAAAAAAGTAGCAGCAGACCTTATTGCATCAGAAATGTTCAGACTTCTAAAGAAGGCCTCTGATAATGATGCAGCTTTAAATGGACAAATGTTATCAGATAATGCTCATGATATGCATGAAGATGCAGCAGAAGATGATGAAGACATGGCAGATGACATGAATGAAGATTTGGCAGAAGATGATGAAGACATGGCAGATGATGAACTCCGTGGATACCTAATGGATCATGGAGACGAATCAGATGATGATGCATCATATGTCGATAATGAGATAGAGTCAATGCACAACATGGCTCACGATGATCTCACTAACAACCTCATGAGACAGGATGGATCATATGAGATGATGAATGATGAAGACGGACTCCTTGCAAAAGCAAGTGATATGAGACTGATGACTGGACTTGGTAGAATCGAAGCATCACTCCGCAATAAGGGAGAGGGATTTGCAGCAGACCTAGTTCGTGCAACAGCATCAAGCATCAAGGAAGATATCGTAAAAGAAGCTTCACAGAGAACCTTCGTTGTAAAGAATCTTGTAAAGATGGCATCAGATCTTGATCGCAGAGGAAATAGAGAAGCAGCAAGAATGGTAAAGTCTACCATTATGAAAATTAACAGATAATTTTAATCTGGTAGTTTAAAGTGAAGCAGAGATAGTAAAATATCTCTGCTTCATTATTTTTTTGCTAATAATTATAGATCAATCTGGAGATATAAAGTGTTAAAAGTAATACATTCTGGCAATGCAATGCCAATGAGTTTACCAGTAGATCCTACGGCTGAATTTCAACCCGGTGCCTTTGCTCAGCTTAGAGTAATTGGAAACGATATAGTTGCTGGAGTTTCTGACGGAACTGCACCAATAGGAATAATTGACGATGCTCGTGTTGCTGCATTTACAAAATCTCAGATTGATGAAATAGTTCAAATTCAAGTTCCAGAAACATCAATTGCAATTGATGATAACGGAAAGCTTGTTAACTCATCTGAAGTTAGCAGCCCACTAAATAATCCACATATAATACAGTCTAGTTTTATTTCTGATATTTCTGTATTTTTAAACTATGTAAATGGAATTATAACTGTACCTGCCGGTACAGAACTTAACTATGACTTTGATGGTGATGGAATAAATGATGGATTTAAAATTGTTGTAAATTATATATATAGAATTTCAAATAGACCAGGTGATGATACAACTTTATCAAGCGGAAGAGTCACAATTCACTACCAGCGTGGAATTTACGCAACAGATCAATTAGACACAACTCAGGTTTACCCTCTGAATGCAACTCTATATGTAGGTCTTGATGGACACCTTACTACAAAACAGCCAACCGAAAATCATCCTGGCGTTGCAATAGTAACAGGACCACCATCTTCAACTCAGGGAACTTTAGAATTCCTATTATTATAATATCTACTATTATTCCCCTAATTATTTAAGTGGAGATTTTATGAAAAGATGGGCAAAAGAAGACAGATATTCTTGGGAAAATAGCGAAGTAATGAAAGAGTTTGAATCAAAAATTCTTTCTAACTATTCTTTTCTTGAAAAATCAGCAGTGCAAAAATTAAATCCACAATATAATCAGCAGCTAAAAGATGCAGTCCAATCAACAAAAGAGCTTGCAGAAGCAACAAAAAATTTAAATAAAGAAATGTTGGGAACATCTTCTGCTGCAGATGATGGAATGAGCCTAAAAGAATGCCAGTGCAATGAGGCCGAAGATTGTGAGATCTGCAGAGGTAGTGATGATGACTACTCTGATGATGATGTTAAACTAGCTAAAGCAGCCATAATATTTGACCTAAAAAAGATGGCAGATGATGCAATAAAATCTGGAAATATAAAGCTTGCATACAAAATAGAGAGAACAATCTCTGAGGTTGAAGAGGAATAAAATGATAAAGAGAGCTTCATCATCTGAAATATTTGATATTTATACAAAGAAAATGATATCAAAAAGATCATCTGCAGCAGGCGCTTTTGAAGGAATCTTAAGATTTGTCGATGATCTTTCTGAATCTGCAATGAAAATTGGAGGATCACAGATTGATGATGCAGTATTAAATTCTGTAACTGCAGCTGGAAGATTAAGGCCAGAACTTCAATCTGGTATAAAATTAATTTCAAAAATAGATGAATCTCGCGCAATATTAAAAGTAGAAAGATTAGCCCAAAGTGCACATATTGCAGAGGGTGCTGAAGATATTCTTAGGGCTGCAAACAGATCTGGGTACACAGAATCTGATGTTGTAAGATTTTTAGAAAAATATACAACAGATTTAAGAAAGATGTCATCAGAGTATGAAGCGCTTACCTCAGGCACTCCAACTGATGAGCAGGTAATTAGGTTTGTTACTGAAAATGAAAAAGCAATAAAGTTTTTTAATGAGACTCAGGGCCCAAAAATGCAAAGGGTCCTGTCAGACGAGTTTGCAGAAGCAGGAAAAAGGGCTGCCATGTCCGGAAAGAGAGAGGTTTCTATGGCAGAAGCCGGACTAGCCTCTGGTGGAGCTACTCGCCCAAGGACGGGTGATCCGTCAGATACACCAGCAAGACGCCCTTCTGGTGATACATCAGACCCACCATCAACTGGAAGGCCAAAAACACAGGCTGAGATTGATGCAGAGCTTGAAAGATATAGAGCAAATACAGAAAAAATTAAAACTGATACTGCAAAAGTTAATGCAGATGCAGATGCTACAGCAGCCAGTTCAAAAATGAAAGGATATGTTGGTATGGCCGCATTGGGTGGTTCATTATTAGCTGGAGCAATACAGCTTGGTATATTTGGAGGTATTGGTGCGGCTGGACTTGGATTATGGAATAAGATATCTGGTAAAATTGCCGCAGCATCAGGTGAATCAGAAGAACATTTTCAAAAGCTAAAAGATGCAATAGCCTGTATTGATGCAATCGATCTAGAGCCGGGAAGTCCTGCTGTAGAGCAGAGAGAAAATATAAAAAATAACCTTAACGCAGTACTTTTAATTGAAGAAATTGGAAATAATCCTGATAGGGCACAGTCAAAAGAGTTTTTTGATAATGGCATTGCCGCAGGAAAAGCTCTTATGGGAGATGGAGAGGGATCAATCTCCTTATTTGTAAAGACAATATCAGAGCATCCAATGGATAACCTTGAGGGCTTTTTTAAAGGCAATAAGTATACATCAACCGCCTCTGGAGTAGTTGGTGGCGCTGCGTCTGGATTCATGATGTCAAAAACACTAATTGGTGGAGTTATTGGCGCTGCAGTAGGTGGCCTTGCTGGATATAGGTTTTTGGGTGATTGGTATGATGATGAGATGACATGTGTCTTAAAAGCTGGCGATGCTATAAAGCAGATTGATAATGCATTCTCAAAATATCTTGGAATTAATCAGGATGGTAGCCCAATTGATGGAGGCACAATCGCTGACAGGGGTAGCGCAGTAGAAACTCCACGTCAAACTCGTGAAGATGCTGGCGGATCAGCAGATGATATAAGCTTCCTAGAGAGAGTTCTTGCTGCTGGTGCTACACAGAAATTAATTGGCATTCCTGGAATTGAATTAACAAACGAGGTTAAGCTAACTCAAGCATATAATATGGCTTGTGGTGGCATAAGAAATGCTGCAGAAATTATATTGATGAAGAATCCAAATATAAAGAGCTGGATACAATATATAAGAGAGAATGATCCAGGTATATTGACAGCTCCAGTTGACTCTAGTCTTTCTGGAAATAAATCAGCAAAATCATTCTTACAATCGCTTTACCTTACTCTACAGGCCACATTTAAGAATGCAGTGAGAGGAAATCGTGGATTCTTGGGTTTAACTCCAAATACAGAAAAGCTCTCTCAGTTAATTAGATCCCAGCTTGCAAAAGAGGGAATAACAATAACAGCAAAAAATAATTTAAATAAAATGAAAAAGACATCAAAATCTATTAATAATCAAGAGTTAATACGAAAAGCTGCTGAAACAAGAGTTTCTTATTTTGGAGACGCCAATTTGGGTCTCAAAGAACAACTTACTAAGTCTTATTATGCTGGTCTAACTGACATGTATAATGAGAAGCCTCAGAAAAGATCTTCTGACTACAAAGATCTTTATGGTTTTCAAGAAGAAACCGGAGAGGACCTCGTCCTACAGAGTCATCCAAAGTCAGTTACTTTGGCAGACGCAATGGGCAAAGGAGGCTTGGTAGAAAATGGCTTAGAAGCGAAAGAAAAGTCAACATATGTTGCCTTAAATACCCCAAGCGGTAATTTCCAGTCTAAGTATGCCTCAACCATCGTTTACCTTAAAAAATTAGCAAAGGCAGCCGATGATCAGGGCAAGAAAGAAGTTTCAAAACTTATAAATCAGACAATTCAAAAACTAAAATAATTTAGGAGAATTTTAATATGGCACTCAAACCACTCACTCCTGGCTACCTTCCACTCGGCCAGTACGACCTTCTCGACTCAGCACCAACAATCGTTGGTGGCGAAGTTGGTGTTTTCGGAACCGCAGTATCTGCAGATTACTACGCTGCTGATGCAGGTGGTCCATCAATCGGTGTAGACGTAAAAGTAACCGCTGATCAGGCAGTTGCAGGCGAAGTATTCGGCCTTCTTGACGAAGGTACCTCCGGATACGGCACCTACTACGGAACAGTTATCGGTGGCACTGTTGGTCAGGGCACTGCATTCGCTTCTGGCGTTGCAGCAACCGCAGCATCAGGCACCGGCTACGTTGTAGTTGGACCAAGAACCTCATTTGCCTCAGGAAAAGCAACCCTCTGGACAATGCCAGGTCTTTACGGCGTAACAGCCGATGCCTTTGCATCAACACCAACTGCATCATCATTCGGTCCAAACACCAAACTATACGGCACAGCATCAACAGGCAAGCTTGCACCATCCCTTGGAACAGTCCAGGTTGCAGTTGGCATAAATTCTGTATCAGATAGCTCATTAGTATCAACCTCTGCAGCTGCAGCAACCGGCACAGCTTCAGCAACAGAGTACTATGCAATCTACCTCTTGGGCACCCACGTATAATTTACTGAGTAATTAAGGAGAAAAATAAAATGTCAAATATCTTCAATACACACGGCGAACTCAATGCCGGTAACGTAAAAGAGGCCCTTCAGCAGATTGTCAAGTACGCTTCAATCATCGAAGAGCTTCAGCCATCAAATGCAGTAATTGCATCTGGCCCATCACTCAACGACGATCAGCGCGACGAAATGATCAAGCAGGCTCTTCTTACTCAGGAAGGCAAAGTAGCTCTCGGTCAGGCAATGGCAACCCCAATCCGCCGCAACTTAGACTACGCAGGCGTTGGCCGTAAGGCTCTCGTTGTAGACCCACTCCCACAGGGCGCTCTCCCAGTTTACGACCGCGACATCGACGTTGCTGCCGTTGTTATCTCTTCAAATGGTTCCGCTCCAGAAAGCCGTGTTTTCGGTGATCGCGTAACCGTTCCAGAGTTCGAAATCGTCAGCAATCCAACCGTCCGTATCGCTGAAGTCAAACGTCGTCGTTTCAACGTCATCGACCGTGCCCAGCAGAAGGCTCGTCAGGAAATCCAGGCCCAGGAAGACGCCAACGTCTTTGCTGCCCTCGACTTCGCATCTGACACCACCAAGGGCGGCGAGAACACCAACCAGAGACTCGATCTAAACGACACTGCTACAAGCGGCAAGCTTTCAAAGAACGGCATGCTCTCTCTCAAGCGTCAGATTGACCGTTGGGACCTTGTAACCTCAAAGTACTTCATGAACATCAATGAGTTCACTGATATCCTCAGCTGGGAGTCAGCAGGTGCAGCAGGCTCTTCTCAGGTTGACCCAGTCACCCAGAGAGAGATCCTCCAGACCGGTCTTTACGGCCAGATCTTCGGCGCAGACATCATCGTCTCAAAGATTGTTCCAGCAGGCAAGGCTTTTGCCACTGCAGAGCCAGAGTTTGTAGGTGTCATGCCAGTTCGTCAGGACATCGAAGTCCTCCCAGCAGACGAGCCAAAGCAGCTCAAGCTCGGTTGGGTTGTCTCTGAGATCGTCGGTATCGGTATCGTCAACCCACGTGGCGTTGCTTCCGGTACAATCCAGGGCTCAGAGTCTATCTAATTTTTTAGATAGCATCTAGAATAAGGCCAGGTAGGGAAACTTACCTGGCTTTATTTTTTTAGTAAAATTAAATTGAGGTTAAAGTGAATAAAAAAGAAATGCAGAATAGGATAAAATTTTCACCAGCATATAAAAAGAAAATTTTAGAATCAAAACCAACATCAATATCTAGAAGAGAGCAAAATTATATTGATGATTCTGATTTAAAAAAAGATAGCATTGTGTCTGACTTTTTTGAATTTGAAAAGGAATTATCCGAAATGAAGCCGTCAAATAAAATAAATTCAAGTAGTGACGATTTAAAATAAAATAAATTTATTATTTATTGATAAACACAATCATTTTACTTTTAGAAATATAATCATTTATATTTTCTATTTATATTTTAATACTATGGAAGAACAGATATGATCAGTGTAGTAGGAACAATGGAAGATAATAAATTTATAACATCAGATTTATCACTTGCTGCATTTTTAACAATGAAGGGTATGACATTATCCCGTTGTAATAAAACTGCAACTGGAAAGTTTGAATTTATTTTTGACGATCCAGATGAAAAAGCACCTGGATTATCAATGAATTATTTAAATAGTGAATTTTGTAAATTTGATAATCATGTTAGAACATTAAAAAAAATGTTATACAAAAATTAAAAATAGCTTATTTTCTACTAATATTTTTTTTGAATATTACAGTTTAGTCATAAGTTAAGTTTTAATATTTCTCAATTAGGAATAACTTAATGGCAAGAGTTCTTCAAACAGGTTTCGAATATCCAGGTACCGCTACAGTATTAGGTGGTACCTCTGGAACAACAACAGTTTATGCTATTTCAGGTTCGGCAAATCTGATTCTACTTGGATTACCAATATCTTCTAGTAGCATTGCATCAAGTTCATATGCAGCAAAGACAATTTCTGGGTATACAGGTGGTAGTCCTGCTCACAAATCATTATCTAATCTTGGTGGCCAAGCATATCTTACAATTGGTGGAGTATCATCAACAGATATTGCCTTTCCACTAGATAATGCTCTTTCAGAAGGATATGTTTCATTTGCATATAAGCCACATGTAACAAATCTTGCTGGTCTTTTATTAAATTTTAAAAATTCCTCTGGTACAGTACTTTTTAATTTAAGACACACTGGCGGGTTTTTTAGATTATACAGTGGAAACGGAACAACAACACTGGCAGGATCATCTGCATCACTATCATCATTTGATAATAGCGTTTGGTCTTGGGTTTCTATTGAGTTTAAGGCATACTCAACAACAGGATACATAAAAATATATGTAAATTCTGTTGGTGGCACCGCAACTCCAATTATTGATTACACCTGGACTGGAGGTGGCTCTAACAAGGTTGGAGCAGTTAGCTTCGGCTTTCTTGCATCCGGATCAGAGTATATGGTTGATGATCTTGTTATTAACTCAAAGAGCATTAGCTATACCGGTTCAGCTGGAACACTATCAGCTGGAAATACAATAACTGGTGCGGTAAGTGGCGCAACAGCCATAGCTACATATAATGAATCTCAAGATTCAACATATGGTGTATCTGGAGCTGGAAGAGTAACAGTCAGCAATATAACTGGACATTTCCAAAACGGAGAAACTATATCAAATGGATCTGGCTGGTCAGCTACTGTAGCTCTTGCTGGTGGCGAGTTTGATGGCTTAGACTTTAACTCAGCAAAACCAGGCGAAACATATATAGTTGGCTTATCTCTTTCTGGAGATAGAACAATTCAGATGACTGGTTCTGACGGAGATGCTACAAACAATTACGCCCTTTTAAATGAACAGCTTGCAGATGATACTACTTATGTTCAGGCATTAGGCGTTACAACAGCATTAGACTTATATGAGCTTGAGAATCTAACCCAGGATATTTCAGTTGTATCTGCAATATCACTAAATAGCAGGCTAAAGAAGGCTGGAGAAATTAATTACGCAATTCCTGCTATAGATTTGGCAGGCCAGACAACTTATCCTGTTCCACCAATGGATATATCAACAACACTTTCATATAAGAAAAAACACTCTGTTATTGATGTAAATAAAAATAATAATGAGCCATTTTCAAAGCAAAACATTAATGATCTAGCAATAGGAATTAGATTTAAATAATAGGGGGTTAAAATGGCAGGAAATGCTAATAACTCTCAATTATTTGGAGAAGTTGCTTACACGGATCCTCGTGGTGACGTTTGGGTTGGATCTCAAATTACTGCTGAAGTTGCAATTGAAGATTTAATCCTAACTGCAGATTATGGATCTTCGCAATATGTTGAGGCATCTCTAACTCCTGAACCAAATGCATATAGACAATCAAGAATATTTGCAGAAATAGCTGCTACTGCTGGTATATCAGATTATGGGGTTATGAATTCTGGAGTTTTGCTAGAAGCATCAATTGAACCAGTAATAAATGGAGTAAATCAAGTAAATTTTGCGATTGAAATCGCAGTTGAAGAATCAGTTATAGAAATAGATCTTGGATATTATTATCCATTCATAGAGGAAAATACACTCATGGCAAGAGCATTTAACACTAAAATCTCTGGTGATCAGATCACAATCGAAGCTCGTTCAGGCTTCGGCACAGGTGGTCTCGATACCAATGCAGACGGCGCTCTCAAGGCTGACTGGTCAGTAGTTGCTGACAAGTCATCTGTCGAGGCCCTAATCTCTGCAGAAGCAAGCACACGCGGTTCTGCTGATACATCACTCACAACCCGCGTTTCATCTGAAGAAGTCAGCCGCGCAGCTGGCGATTCATCACTTACAGTTGCAGTCTCATCAGAGGCTTCATCTCGCGTAGCTGGTGATTCCTCACTCGCAGTAGCTGTCTCCGATGAGGTCTCAGCTCGTACATCTGGCGACCTTTCACTC